GTAAGTGTTCATATTATTAGACGATTGTTGTGTCTCACTCTCTTCTACAAGTTGTTGTATCGAACTAAATTTAACTTGTGTTGAACCTACATTAGTTCCACCAGCTAAACCTGCAGATCCCAAACTCTCTTGAGGTGTATTATATATCGTTGCGTGTGCAGAAGTTGTATGTGCAGAACCAACCATCTTTGCACCTGTAGTTGGATGTACGTGGAAAGGACCATTATATTCTTTACCATTTACATATCCAACTATGTTTCCTCTTGGAGTAATACAGTCAATAACATTGATAACACCTGTTTTTCTTGGTTTACTTGTCATCACTGCTTTTAATATTGCGCCAGTTCCTGTTACTGTTTTAACTTTCAGATCAGGTAATTTTGTATATGCTTTATCATTTACACAAACTTTGGTTATTGTTCCATTTTCATCCAATCCACAAATCTCAAAATCTTCGATTGTGTCATCTTCAGTGTAATTAACTCCACCATTTTCTACGATAATTTCTTGTACATATGCCTCTAATCTCTCCCCAACAGGATAATTTTCTCCTTGTGATGTAATAATTACGTTAGTAACTTGTCCAAAAGTTGGTGAATTTGGGTCTTTATCTATGGTTGCCCTACCAAATGCACCATAACCCTGATCACAATTATCAACAAGTGACACTATTGGTTCTTCCGTATATCCTCGACCAGGATATGTAATATTAACACCAGTAATACTTCCTGTGTAGTAACTTAAAGTATCTAAGACTCTCTTACCTTCAATTGGTTCTTCTAATCTAAAGAGAGGACTATTAAGTTCCCTATTAATACCATCAACATCTTGTATTTCCTCTACAAAGTTCTCGATGAAGTTACCAAGTATGACCTCACCAGCGGCACCTTCACCACCACCACCAAAGAATTCTATTCTTGGAGGTCCACATTCAAATACATTTCCAGTATTACATTCAATCGGGTCTCTTGCTTCACCATCTTCTGATCCAAAAATACCCCACGATCCTATGTTCTGTTCAAATTTAGATAAACGATCATTAACACCTGAAACTGCTTTTTGTCCTTTATTAAATGCATTCTCGAAAATTGTTTTTTGTTCTTGCTCTGACTTTGGTTTTACAGGTCCTATATTCAAAGTATAAACTTTAGCATCGGGACATCCCTTTGATCCACCTGCTGTACCAGGTTGTATACATTTTAAAACATTACCTGCAATTCTGAAAGCATCATTAAACTTTGATAGTTGTTTACTTATGTTAAAAGCATCAAAACTAGGAATAAGACCAAATAGTTTGTTGATTGGTCCAAGCACTGAGTCTAAAGCAGAGTTAATAGTTTTTGATATTTGATTTGTCAATCCACCAACAAAGTCCTCCAATGCACAAGCGACTGGATTAACTATGCCTTTTTTAACTGCATTAACTAGCATGTCCTCCACAGTTTTAAATATTGAGTTTGCTATTGTAGATCCCAAGCATTCAAAAGTATTGAAGAGTCTTTGAATTGGTTTGAGTGCTGCAGCATTAAATGCTTTTGTTTGTAACAAAGCAAGAAGAGGGTTTACACTGTATATACTGAAAAAGAATGATTTTACACCTGCTAATCCAGTCTCAATAAAACCAACAAGGGAATCTTCAAGGAACAAAGTCATCTGCCCTGCTAGACCTTGAGTTATATCAGTTATCAAACCTGCTGTTTCTCTTATTTCACCTATGAAATCAGTAGCACTACCAAGTGCACCTGACACTTTCCCAAAAAAGTTATCAAGCACTGTGTTTATCTCTAATGTGAAAGAGTTTTCACAAAATGAGGGAGTTGCTAAGTATTGTTTAAGTTCAGACATATGCTTATTTATGCTGTATTATCATAATCAATTGTTGTTGCATCTTCAAATCCAGGTGGGAAATATGTACCATTTCTAAATGTTCCTTCATTAGGTTCTCCCAATATTTGATCAATTGGCACGAAATCTTCAAAACCAGGTGGAACATATGTACCATCTTCTCTAAATGTTCCGCCAGGATCAACAGTATTGCCAGATGATCTATTTAATTCTTCTAAATCTTTAGAAGTATATTTATTACCTGCACCATCAACATATGTGTAAGGTAAACCTGTTGCAGTATCATATTCTACTCCAGCTATTGTGTAGGAAGAGGATGTATTATTAGCAATAAGAATATTAGCATCAGAAACTAATTTTTTAGATGTTGCCTTCTCGATTATACCCTGCTCTTCACCTTGCTTTGCTGCAGCTAATAATAATCTAGGATTTTCCTCACCATTTTTTACTTTTTCTTGAATATCAAATAATTTATCTGTACTTAAATGATCACCAACAGTCCAAGGTTTTGTAACATCATCTTTTTTTGGAGTTATTTTCTCATTGACATCCTCAACAACTCCCTCCTCTTCTGGATCAATACCCAACTCGTTTAATTTTTCAGTTGCAGGTTCTCTCTCTGTTTTTGTTTTTGTATAAGGTGCACCACCAGGTGTTGCTGGTCCTAATTGTTCATTAAACTCACCACTCAATATATTATTGTTTGTTAAGGATTCATAAAAACCAGACAGTGTTTTAAATTTCCCACCACTATGCAAAATAGTAGATCTCTTACGAGGTTCAACTCCTATGATTAAAGTTGGAATATATGGACCTCGTATTCCATATACAGTATCACCCTGACTAATTCTTGCAGATCTTAATTTATAAGCTGCACCTGAACCAGCATCTGTTGACAGTAGAACACTTGCATAACTTAAGTCCTTATCATCCACTTGGTCTACATCAGAATGATCACCAATAATACGAACCTTATATCTCCAATCATTTCCATTTGATAATTGTTCTGTTTGATGTTCATAACCAACAACCACACCAACCCAAAATTGAACCTTATGTCCAAGTTGAGATGTATAATTCGGATCTGTGTTAGGTGTATGTTTCATTTTTTACTCGTATATAATTCTCTAGTATCACGGAGAAGGGTCAATGATGTATATGAGTTTTTTGGTGTAAATGTATGTGATAGATGACATATCATGTAGAAACCACTTCTTAATTCATTGTAAATTTGATCATTCTTATTACTTTGAGTAATGTTTTCAAGTAGTAATCTAATTACTTGACCTGCTTTTAGTTGAACATTACAAGGAACCTGTATTTGAACTATTTGAGTATGTAGTAAACTATATCTCATATTTGCTTGTGGTACATACTCAGCAGGATTATTTAAAATATTAGTGCTTACACCAGGATCATCTTCACCAGGATTTATATGAAATGCATATGTTTTAAAATACACATCATCTGTCACTTGCATTGGTTTTTCTTGCTTCTCACCTAAATTAGAACCACTTAAAAGATTCTTTATCACCTCTTTATATTCACCTGTAAGTGCATTTTTAGTTATGATACGAACATTATATAAACCATTTCTTAATGCTTGTAATTGATCTTCATCTCTTCTAACAAGAGGGGGTAATAAAACTTTAAAATCATTTGGATTTCTATCTTTTTCAAGATTAGCGACTAATGCTCCAAAGTAAAAATAAGTGTGATTGTACGCATATTGTAAGCTATCTTCAAACTTTTTAATACCTTCTTTAATTAAACCATCAATTGACTTAAAATTAAATCCATCTTGAGTTTCAAAGAAAAAATAACCAGGATCTTTTCCGTTTGCAGGTATAGATTTTTTACACATCTTTTGAATGACATCTAGAGCACCGCAATGATTACCTTTTATCTTATCTTGATTTTGTGTTTTTTCAATATCTAATTTATCCTTCGTTATCTTCAATTCTTTAGTTAAAATTTTTTCAACCGCTTCACTAATTGGGGATTCTGGATAATTCCTAGAGAGTGGTTTACTACTACTTATCATCTCAGTCTTTGAAACCAAATTAAGTATCAGAGTTTGTCTATTAGGTTCATCTTTAGTTGCAGGACTACCAGTTACTATGAGAGGATAATCTCTAAAATTTAAATCTCCAAAAGCAGTTGCAATCTTAAAAGAAACTTCTTCAAAACCAGTAATTTTCATGCCATCTTTGATTGTTGAAAGTAAACCTTTCTCATTCTCTATTGTTCCACCAGTATCCTCTATAACTAATCTACCCGTAATCATTGGTGAGTAGATACTTTCATAGTAAGTAAAATTTAATATTCTACCCTCAATACCAGTTTCTTGGCCAGTAGAGGGTTTCTTTATACTAAAAATTTCGTAATTGGATGGTCCTGCTGCTGACATTATGTTATTATCGTATTAGTTTTTGTTACAATAGTGATCTCTTTATTAACTTCCTCTTCAGTATACTGAGCAAAATCATAATCTAAATTTTTAGGATCAATATTATTAAAGGGAAGTGTATTTGTAAAATTAAAGTCATCATTATTCATTGAAACATTAGAATAATCTGTCAAACCAAGATTATTATTAGATTGATCATTGTTCTCATTATTTTCATTCTTTAAATTATCAGGTAATGGTGAACCATCAAATATATTATAATACTCTCCATCTTCCCCTTTCTCATACAATCCACCATATGGTTTATCACTTCCAGTAGGATCATCTTTTTTTGTTTCTATACCCATCAAATTTAAAAATTTATCTCTCATCTCTGCCGCTTGTTCTCCCAATACTTCAAAGTTTTTTTGAAGTTGCTTTAGATATTCTGTTAATTTTTCTATGTCTGCTAATTTTTCATCTTTGAATGCCACTAGTTCATCGTATTTGTCACCAAGTAATTCTCCATAATTTCCACTAAGTCCACTATACAAACCTTTAAAGAAATCAATTGTTCCTGTAAAATAATTTTTTATATTTTTAAAAGTATCACCAGTTATAAAATCATTAAACAATTTTTTAACTTTTTCAAAATTAGTGGCAATTATAATGATTGCAAAAAGTCCGAGAGCATTACCGAGACCCATTCCTTTTGCTTTTTTAGCATCACCTGCACTTACAGCATTATTAATTTTTCTTGGTGTTTCTAACATCTTCTCTCTCATTCTTAATTTTTTTTCTTGTTCAAACTGTTTTTCAGCAGCCTCTCTCTTAGCAGATATTTTTTGTATCTTCTTTCTTCTGGTGACTAAAATCCTTCTTACGTTTAAAAGATTTTCTTTGAATTGTAGAGTTTGTTCTTCCATACTACTATCCTACACGTAAACAGAATCATCAAATCCTGCAGTGGTTGGAAATTCACTTACGTATCTATTGTTTACATCAACTGAGTTTACGATTTCAACATTAGTAGCTGCTACATTGCTTCTAGTAAAACCATCACTCTCATTATTTTGTGTAAGATCAATTGTTTCACCTGGTAAATCAACCATGTTAAATTGATTGTTTTTATTATCCTTAGTCATACCAAAAGTGGGATCATAATTTGGATCAATATTAAGCATAAGTTTATCAACATTACTTAGTCCAGTTAAACCCTCAAGATTTTCAAAATCAAAGAACTGATCCTTTCTCCCACCTTGATATATGCCCGTTTCTAAAAATTTTATTCTCTTATCAATTTCTGCTTTTTCACCAAAAGGATCAAGGAATCCTATTGATTCTTTTTGTTTTTTTAATTTTTCTATAAGTTTATCTCTATTTTCCTTTGTGTATCCTCCCATGGCTTCTAACTCATCTATAACCTCCCTCTCACCTTTTCCCAATCCCTGCATACCCATTGCAATTAATATTCCAAGACCTGCTAAGACAATAGGGTTTGCCATAATTGCTATGAATCCTTTACCAACTGCATAGATTGTTGCGAGAGTAGATACAAGTTTCATTCCTAAGATTACACCACCAATCACTAATACTGCTTGTAATCCTGTTTTCAAATTATCAAAGATAATATCTAACGTATCTTTTGCTTGTTGGAATTTTTCAGATGATGTAATCTTAGTAATTAAATTTTTACCTGCTTGAGTTCCTAGTAATGTTTTAACTAAAACAAGTCCACCAAATAGTAATAAAATATTTTTTAAAAAACCAAATACAGCATCAAGAGGTCCTTTTACCCTTTTTGTAGTCTTTGTTATTTTCTTTTCAGTCTTTTTATATTCAATATCCTTTTCTTTATTTGTTCTTTTTAATTCTAATTTATCTTCTTTACTTTTCTGAAGCAGACGTTGTTCTCTAAGTTCCTGACTGTCAAAATCTTGTTGTAATTGTATTGCGATATCTGCTAATATTAAGTTCGACTCAGCTAAAGTCTCTTGAAGATTTGAGACTGTTGGTGTGAGTTGCTTTGCATTACCTCTACGATTACTCTTAAGTAATACACTAACAGCAGCAATTCTCTTTGTATTATTAGCGACCTGTTGTTGTAGATCACCACTTCCGATCTTAAAAGTATTCTTATTAATCTTTGGTTGATTCGTTACTTCAGGTTCCACGTTGCTGTGCCTTTAAGTTTTCTTCTTCAATATATTCCTTAAGTAAAGATATATATATCTCCCTTTCCCAAGGAATCATGTTTTCAATCTCTGTTAATGAATATTTATGATGCTGAATCAGGGCAAAGTTTACTTTATAGTATGACTCTAGATTCGTATGAGCCATACCTAGTTGAAAAAAGCTGCCAGTCCCTCCAATAACACTTCTGATTCAACTCCAGTTTTTGGATTTTTAACTTTTACCTTATGACTTAACTTAGGCATAGTGGTAAAGAAGTTTTCAATTGCTTTAAATTGTTTACTATTCAACTGTTCAATAAAATCTTGAAGTTCTTTTTTAGATGAGTCTGCACCACTCCAACTCTCTTCTTCAGTATAAATTGTATCTATACAGGAAATTATCATATCAAGAGTTGTTTTAATATCGTCACCCTGTGAACTAGTATCAAAATTTGATTCGATAAATTGATCCATTGAAGGATATCTCATTTTCATTGATAAATTATCATCTATCTTAATAGTATCCTTATGAGTCTTATCTTTTTTAATTTTAATAGTGTCAAGATCAATTGTCATTTGAACTGATGTTTTGTTATCATCAGGGCAGGTCACATTTACATCAATGGTTTCACCAACTGATTTTGATCTAACATTCAAAAACAAATATTCAATGTCAAAGGTTGACATCTTTTCAATTTTAGTACCTCTTGTTAAAATACAATGATTTAAGATTTCAATAACAGCATTTGTTATTTGTTTAACATCTTCTGTTTCTAATGCCATGATTAGAATTTTTTCTTCCCTCACGAGGAATGGACGATATTTGATTTTTCTTCCAGAAGAGGGTAATACCAACTCATAAGTTGGGGTATTAACTTTTGGTAAAGGCATGATGAATATTCAATTCAGTAAAATTATTTATAGGGGTTTTCTAACCGTTTACTATATAGCGGTCAAAGTTGAAGGAAATAGAGACTTTAAGAATATCAGCAGGTCCGTATTGAACTGGTATTGCTGACATCGCTTTCGGAAATACGTTTACAAATCTATATCTCAAGGTCTTTTTGAAGTTTTTTTCAAACTTGTTTATATACATTGTATCACATTTATATGAATCTGGATACCTCATTCTCCTGAAGTAAGCACGATCATCCTGAAGGGTTGATGCATTTGCACCACTCGCAATATATTCCATCCAACCCTCAAAGATCTTAAGTAGGGTATAATCTTCATCAACATAAAATGAAAAATCAAGATCAGTATAGATTCTAGTATGAGCAAACTGTTGAGGAACACCCATGAAATTATCTCTTACCTCTGCTGTAGCATAAGCAGTTGTAGGTAAAGATGCTGAATCACAAAGTATACCTGCTCTCCTCGATAAAAAATTTCTTATATCATCAACCCCTATGTAATCTCTCAGATATGACTCAACAGATGGTCTCAGAGAAGAAAAAGTCACTTGAAAATGATTAGTCTGTGCTAAAGGACCAATAATATTCTTTGCAACTGACAGGTTATATGGTCTTATTGTTGTTTCTGCCACTCTAAATAAGTATGATTGTTATTTCTATTTATGTCATATAAAGGAAAATATTATCCTTCCTATCCCAGAAAGTATAAAGGTGATCCTACAAACATCATTTATAGATCACTTTGGGAGAGAAAATTCATGGTTTATTGTGATAGGAATGATAAAATACTTGAATGGGGAAGTGAAGAAATCGCACTACCCTACCGTTCTCCTGTTGATAATCGAGTTCATAGGTACTTTCCCGACTTTTATATCAAAGTTCAAGAGAACACTGGTCGTATCAAAACATATTTAATAGAAGTAAAACCACTCAAACAAACACAAAAACCAAAAAAACCCAAAAGACAGACCAAAAATTATTTAAGAGAAGTATATGAATATGCTAAGAACCAAGCAAAGTGGAAAGCAGCAACAGAGTTTTGTGAGGATCGTTTATGGGAATTTAAGGTGATGACTGAAAAGGAGCTAGGAATCAAATGAGTCGTATCGCCCCACTGGTAAAT